TTATACTTTTAATTTTGATTCTATTAAATCATATATCCATAATTTTAACGTCTAAATCAACAAATACATCATGTTCTCAAACTGCTTTTGGTTGTTGTCCAAACAATAATACTCCAAAAATTAATGAACAAGGTAGTAATTGTATTTTATAATAAAATTTATAAAAATATTATATTTACATAATATAATATGTTACCTATAAATAATGATATTGCTAAAGAAGAAATTTCTGTTCCAGTTGTTTCTATTGAAAAAATAGATGATACCGTAAATGTGGTAGAAATAATTAAAGAAGAAGATATGAATGTTTCTAAGGAAGAAGATATAAATGTTTCTAAGGAAGAAGATATGAATGTTTCTAAGGAAGAAGATATGAATGTTTCTAAGGAAGAAGGTACAAATGTTGTTTTAAAAACGCTATCACACTTATTTTTAGAATTTATTAAAACAAGTAATAATTCTAACATTGTTTTAAGTAAGAAATCTATTGATATTTTAAATAAAATTTTTGATTTAACACCTAATTTTTTAGATGATATCGAAAAATTATTATTAGAAGTAATTAAGGACGGTAAGATTGATTCAAATGATTTACCACAACTAATTTTATTAATTCAAAAACTTTACGAAACAATTTATAAAATGAAAGAAATGAAAATTGATAGTAAAACCAGAGCAGATATATGTTCAGAAGTTCTTAAAAATATTGTTTATTTTTTGGTTAAAGAGAGAAGAATTAAAATTGACGAAGAGAAAGAAGATTTATTTTTAGAACAGATTAATACTTTAATTGATTCATGTGTTGGATTATTAAGATTTTCAAAATATATTAAATCAAAAGGATGTTTCAGTTCATTATTTGGAAAAAAAAAATAAATATTTATAATTATTATTGTAAATATTTATATTTCATTACGTTTAATTTTATCACGGATTAACATGAGTTCGTCAAATACAACAGGTTCAGCACCTTTTGAAAAATGTGTTAACTTGGCATCTCCTGTAGCCAATAAAAGCCTTTTTAATTCTTCATTTTGTGTAAACTTAGCAAACTGAGCATTATACATATCTCTAGATTGCCTTTTTCCAAAAAAGTCTGAATCAATGGTTACTTCAATTGGTCTTAAAAGTTCACCTTTAAATTTTCCAGATTTACTACCAGCAGCTTTTGCCATTGCCGGATCTTTAGACAAATCTGTTCCAGAATCAAGAGAGAAACTTAAATAAAAATCAGGATATGTCTTTTTAAATTTAGAACCTTGATAATAATGTTCAACTGAAGACCATTGATGGTTATCTAGAGAGAATGGAGCAACCCAAAAGTTTGATAGCTTCTTGCGCCAATCTGGTATAGTAGCTAATTCAGAAAACTCTTTTAACCTTTCGTTTGGAATTTTCTCTCCATTCCCTTTTCCTGGGAGCGGTTTTCCAACTGATCTTGAGTAAAACTGAAATACAATATCGTCATTATATAATCCTCTTAATTTGCTTTCAGTTATATCTTCATATTGAGCTTCTTTAATAACAGTTTTACTTGTTTCGGCTTTAAATTTTTGAAAATCTGGAATAATAGCAAATGGACCAGCATTTTTTTCCATACACTTTTCAGAAATCATTTTCTTTATATCATATGGTATTTCTAAGAATTTAAATATTAATTTTTTCTTATATCCGATAAGTTTGTAATGGTTACCTGTATGGTCAATAACAATATAAAATTCGGGTGTAAATCTTCCACGTTGTTCCAAAATAGTATCATTTAATTGACCACATTGTAATACATTTTTAGTATCACCTGCTTTATATAATTCACTTGACATGACAATAAATTTAATATTAAGTATTCTCTCTAATGTAGATATAGCCCATGTATCTGCCCAAAAATCACATTTTTTAATTTTACTTTTAAAAGATTCAAGGGAGTCAACACCTTTCATAAATTTATATTCGTTTAACATTTGAACTGTTACTTTTTTTTCTTCAACAAGTTTATCGTGTTCAGCTTTTACCTTTTTTGCTTCACTTGAAATTATTTTTTGTTCATTTCTATCGATAACTTCAGTAAATCTTTGTTTTAATAATGTATATTCAGATTCTAATTCTTTAATATGATTGGTATCTCTAACTAATGATGTAGTATACATGTCATACAGTTCCTTATAATTTAAAAAAACATTTTCAGTTGCGTCATTTGATAATTTCTTTCTTAATTTATTTACAGAAGTTTGTTGTGCTATGCTAGAAAATGCGTCACGAATTGTTGCGAACAAACAATCACCTCCACCTTCATTATCTATAATATTATAATTTTTGTTTTTCATAAATTTTTCAATCCACGTATCCTTTGGACTTTCGTGATATTTTTCTCTATAATCCTTTGCTTGTTTTTTACTCTCTTCTTTTAATAATGGTGGTAATGGAACACCTTTTGTTATTATAAAAATATCTTCTCTCTCTTTTGGTAATTCGTAATATTCATTATATTCAACTTCCTCTTCTTCCTCTTGTTCACTTTCAGTAAGTTCGCCTTCTTCTTTATCAACACCTTCAATTCTTCTAAGAGGTACATCTGGCTTTAAATGAAGCTTATTAATGTATTCTTTCGTTGCAAATGAATATATTAACGGTTCTTCCATTTTTTCTACATCAAGATTATTGTAATCATCCAAATAACTCAAATAATCTGTTGCCTTTATTTCATAAACGCCAATTTGAACAACTTTATTGTTATATTTAACTAAATAAATTGGAAAATATAGTATATTTTTATCTTCAAAAGTATTTTTTGCGTTTCCAATAGCCACAATTACATCAATTTCTTTTATTTCTAACTGATATAAATTAGCTTCCATTTTTAAATCTCCAGAATCCACACTTTTTAGTTCAGGATAACTTACATCATTATTTAGTTTTGATAATACCATTTATAATTTATTATAATATTTTATATTTAATACAAATACAAAATATTTATATTTCTTTACCATAATAAAAATTTTTTCATGAATTTATCATTTTTAAGTTCGCTCATATAAAACCACATATTTTGTCTTTTGATAACAATATCGTCATTTATATGTTCTGATTCAAATGAAACTAGAAATTCAATAATTTGTTCTTTATTACATTTATTATTTTTTAATTCTTTAGCGAACCCATAATAGTCACAAATTATTAATAATTCTTTAACTGTAAAATTCTCGCGATAATTTATCATTTGCGGAAAAGTCAAATCTTCATTAAATTCAGTGTTTTCCATTTCAGTCATAAATTCTTCAATATTTATTTCTTCTTCTAATTCATTTTCAAGTTCATCTATAAAATATGAAATTGCTATATTTTCTTCTTCGTTTGACATTATTTAAATGAGTAAGTATTTAATATTTAAATAATATTAAAAAATATGTTATAAAATTTTTATTTTTTATAATTAGATATTTTATATTTTACATCTCAATTAAATCCATAAATTTGAACAACGATTTATTTGTTAGACTCTTATAATCCTTTACTTTGCTATTAGCAATTTTTTCAATAATTTCATTAATAGTATATCCTTCAATTTGTTCATAATCATCGCCATCATCATCTTCATAAATATCCTTTTTATATAGTATTGCTACAGTTTCTGTTAGCTCATCTACTTCATTCTTTTTATCATCTAAAGAAATATATTTATATATTTGTTCCAAAAGATTTCTAGTAATTAACATTATTTGTTTTTTATCAATAATACCATTGAACATTAGATTTAAATAAAATGATGCCAACGACTTTCTCTTTTCATTAGATTTATTAATTTCACAAAATCTGTCATAATTAACCTTTGGATCTACATATTCAATAATATTAAACAAATCGACAAATTTCTTAAAATTGTTCTCAAATGTATTTCTCATTGTATCATACTTTATTGACAATTCAGAATATAAATCAGCATACATTTTAGAATAAAATCGGTTAGTCGAGGCAATATCGAAAATAATAGAACTGACGCGACTTATTTCATCGTGTGTAATATTGTTTACAAATAAATTCTCAATACTGGAAATAATTTTATTACGCATGTCAATATAATTTTTATCAGACATTTTATTTAAATTAACACGAATATTATCAATTTGTGTGTCAATGTCAGATTTTTCTTCAATTTTAGTAGTCTGAAAGGTTCTCAAATTATCCCAATCTTCATCATTAACAATTTCATTAGCCTTACCTCTTCGTTTTTTATTTCCACAACCAGAAGATTCTTTAACACATCCACTTGGTTCAACCTTCATAGGATTTTCTCTCTTTTGAAAAACAGGAGTTTTAATATAATCTGGCGCTCCTACTTCTGATGATAATTGTGAAATAACAGCAAGAGTATCAACAGGTAAATTATATTCAAACCCTTGATATAGAATTTCATTAATTTTTTCAAGAGTATACATGTGTTTCATTGTTTTTTCCATTCTGATATGTAGTATAATATATTATCTATTATTTATATCAATTTTTTTATAAATATAATAATATTTATAAATACACTTAAATAGATATGAACATATTATACTATAAATGTCAACTACAAAACATATTGTTAGCGAAACGTGTGATGAAAATGAAGTGGTATTGGACGCTTCGTTTAAATTTAGTTCATGGGATGATTTAGAAATAAATCCCTTGTTATTAAGAGGAATTTATTCTTATGGTTTTGAGGTTCCAAGTATAATTCAACAACAAGCTATTAAACCTTTAATTATGGGAAGAGATATTGTTGTTCAGGCACAATCAGGAACTGGTAAAACAGCCACATTTACTATTGGAGCATTAGCTAATGTTGATGTATGTGATAACAATACTCAAGTTTTAGTTTTATCTCCTACAAAGGAACTAACCATTCAAACAGCAAAAGTTTTTACAGGGTTAGGAAGTATGATGGAAGGACTAAGAGTTAAAACACTATATGGGGGTTCGGCTGTTGAAGAATGCAACACGTTTTCAAATAAGAAAACGCCTCATGTTATTTGTGGTTGTCCTGGTAGAGTATTTGATATGATGCGTCGTAATACAATTTCATCTAAAAACATTAAACTAGTAATTCTAGATGAAGCAGATGAGATGTTATCTGTTGGCTTTAAAGAACAAGTTTATAATATTTTTCAATATTTAAGCAACACTATTCAGGTTGCTTTGGTAAGTGCTACTCTTCCAGAAAGTATTAATACGATTGTTGATAAAATTATGAGAAATCCTATTAGAATTAGTGTTAAACGCGAAATGTTAACATTGGAAGGAATCGCGCAATACTATATTGCGGTTGAAGATGATAGACAAAAGTACGCAACATTAAAAGACTTGTATAGTTTGATTTCTATAAGTTCAAGCATTATTTATTGCAACAGTGTAAAACGGGTTCAAGATTTATATGAAGCTATGAAGGACGATGAATTTTCTGTATGTAGAATTCATAGTGGAATGGATAAAGAAGAGCGTGCAACATCTTTTGAAGATTTTAGATCTGGGCGTACTCGTGTATTAATCTCTTCAAATGTTACTGCGCGCGGAATTGATATTCAGCAAGTTAGTGTTGTAGTTAATTTTGATATACCTAAA